CTGATTAAACTATTATTTTTTAAGACTGCATAACGTTTGACACAAATAAATCCTCCTCTAGTTTCTATGTGGTAACCGTTTCTTTCTTTCATTTTTTATCCTCCTTATTTGGTAGTTATAATGTTTCTTTCCTGTAAGTATTTTATAGTTGCGTCTAAACTTTCTTTTTCTGTATATCTATCTAACAAAGTTGAACCGCCTAATCCATATTTTCCATTACTTTTGCGGGAAGGATAAGATAATCCTTCTTTTCTAAATTGTTCCTTTATGTCTCCCTGCAAGTCTATATTTTTCATCGTCTCACCTCCTTTCATTGGTTGTCTCCTTCTCTCTCTATCTATAAGTAAGTATATCTTGTCAAGTATTATTTTACTTATTTTTCTCCTAGTCTCTATTACCTATATTATATATACTCTCTCTAGATTTATCTTATGGGTTATAACTTAAAGGCTATGGGCTATATGTTATGGGCTATGGGTTATAAGGTGATAAGGTTATTAGTTATGGGTTATGGGGTATGGGTTAGAATAGGTTAGGTTATGGGTTATGGGGTAAAGGTGTAAAATGTATTATTGAGACTGTATAGGCTTATAGAGGGCTTATAGAGGGATTAGAATAGGTTATCTCTCCGCAGTAAACATCTCCCTAAAACTCCCAATCTAGAGCCTATAAAGCCTCTTCTTGGCAGCTTCCAGGCTCATATTCTCCAGGTATAGTCAATATCCATTATACAAAGTGATTGTATAGCAAGGGGTTATGCATACAGCTCTTATAATAATTCTTATGTCAACTACGCACTTAGTCAAGTATAATGATTGCAATGGCTTATGATAATTAATATAACTGTTCATTATAAAGGGGTTATGATAAATAAGCATAAGATAAGAATATAAAACGAAGCTGGGATTTACACCCCCCTGGTATAGAAATATCTATACCCCTAACAAATTTTTATATCTCCCAAAACTCTCTTCCTACCCTCCAAAACACATAAAACATCAATTTAGCAACTATTTTCACAGCCTTTTCCACTATACTTAAGGTTATATGTTATAAAGGTTTATCCACTTATTAACATACTTATCAACAATCAGTAAGGGGGTTAATAGTGAGAGGGTATATGCCTAAGACAATAAATCCCGTAAATAAAGCAGGAGTCTTAAACGACCTTAAACGAGGTCTTACTACCGCCCAAGCCCTAAGGAATAACGGCTACGCAGAAACCACTATTACCAGAAGCACCACCCTTAAGGTAGTCAAGCAGTGCAAGGAGGAGATTATGGCAGAACTGAAGGCTAAAGACCTTAACGCCGACTACTTCATCAACAAGGTCGAGGAGCAGGTAATCTCCCAGACCCAAGACCCCGACATCAAACGCAAAGGCATCGTAGACCAGGCACGGTTCGCTGGCATAGACAAACAGCAGCAAATTACGAATGTCTGGAACATCGGCAACATGGACGAGAAGGATACCGAGATACTGACCAAGATGGCGAGACGGAGGACAAGTGGCTGAGATTATAACCCCTCCCCCAGTTTCCGTAGAGAACCCCCAAGACGTTTGGTTCAATAAATCCTCACCCCTCTGGTTTACCCCCGCAGGAGACCTAAAAGTTCCCCGCAACCATGAGGAGAATCTTAGATACCGTGTTTGGCTAAGGGAGTTAGAGAAACCTGGGGTAGACGATACCCACTCCATCAAAGCCAGCCTTTTGAATAGATGCAAGAATGATTTGCTGTTTTTCTTCAACACCTTCCTCTGGACACAAGACCCACGCAAAAGACCCCCAGACCTGCCTTTCATTACTTACGAATACGAGGATAATTTTATCGGTTGGATTGCCGAACACATCAAGAATGGCAAGGACTGCCTTACCGAGAAATCAAGGGACATGGGAATCTCCTGGAGCGTCCTTGGGGTAATCCTCTGGTTCTGGCTTTTTAGTGACGGGTTCAAGGCTCACCTCGGTTCCAAGAAGGAAGACGATGTTGACAGGAGCGGAGATATCCGTTCCCTGTTTGAGAAACTCAGATATATGATTCAGGAGTTTCCCCCCTGGATGCTTCCCTATGGGTTCAACTGGAAGACCCACTCTATGTTCATGAGGATTTTAAATCCTATGAACTCCGCAGCGATGACTGGAGAATCAAGCAACCGAGACTTTGGTAAGGCGGGGCGTTATTCCTGCATTTTGCTTGACGAGTTTGCAGCTATGGAATACGCAAACGAGGCGTGGACTGCGACTGGTGACGCATCTCCTTGCCGTATCGTTATCTCCACCCCCTTAGGGACAGGCAACAAGTTCTGGCAGTTACGTTACAAATCTCAGATTGATATCTTAACCGCCCATTGGTCACTACATCCTGAAAAGTCAAAAGGGATAATAAGGGTCAAGGACAAACTCAGTATTAACTCTTTACAGGGATTTGAACTCTGGAAAAAGGGCGAGGAGATAAGCTCCCCCTGGTATGAGGCTGAAAAGAACCGCAGACTTACCCAGGAAACCCAGTCAAAAGTTGACATAGCCCAGGAACTTGACATTGACTATATCGCTTCTGGTAACCCATACTTTGATGTCAAGGCTCTCCAGAAACAGGAAGAGTGGAAGGAAACAGACAACTGGATTGGGTTCTGCGAAGGGAACAAAAAGAACGTTATCATCGGAACCTTAACCATAATTGACGGGAATGTAGAGTTCAGGCAGAACAAGAACGGGTGGTTACGGCTTTTTGAAAAACCGCAATCAGGCGGTCAGTATGTCGGGGCGTTGGATGCAGCCGAAGGGCTTGAACACGGGGATTACTCGTCAGGTGCTTTCAGGAACAAGAAGACCCGTAACCTTGTCGCTGGTGTTTATGGTCATTACGATTATGATGAACTTGCTTATCGAGGATATTTAGTTTCAAAGTATTTCAACAACTGCCTTATATGTGCTGAGGCGGGGGGGTATGGTGCTGCGGTTAACAAGCGTCTCTATGACTTGGGGGCTAATGTCGGCAGGGCAGTGGACTTCTCCGAAGGTCCAGTTGACGAAAGCACGAAATTAGGTTGGATAAATTCGGTTGCCTCCCGCCCCAAAGCTTTAGGGGATATGGAAGCTGAAATCAGGGAAGGTGCGGTTGAAATAAGAGATAAGGATTTGAAAACCGAGTGCATGAACTTCATCAACAAGGATGGAAAACCCCAGGCAAGCGAAGGTGCGAATGACGACTACATTTGGGCTTTTGCCATCGCTGGTCAGCTTTTAAGGTTCCGTCCTTATTCCCTTGAAATGGAAAAACGTCAAAGTAAGTTCACAAAATTACTCCATAATCTCCCCAAGAGCAATATGGGTTTTGGATTTTTAGCAGGAAAGAAGAAATAAAATGCCTTTTAAGTCTGAAGCTCAGCGTCGGTATATGTATGCAAAGCATCCAAAGATAGCCAAGCGGTGGAGCAAGGAATATCCAAACCAAAAGAAACTGCCCGAACATAAAGAAAAAAAAGGGAAACGCTACTTTTCAGCATAGGATAAAAATGGACGAAAAACAGAAATTAGACATAAAGATAAAAAAAGCAACTGAAGAGGATTTGTCTCCAGACAAACCATTATCCTTCGGGAATTATCTTGACTTGAATTTAAGCGATATCGACCTTGAGAACCACACCAAGCATATTATTAAACGGCTGGACATGATACTCGAAGACCCTGACCGCAAGGAAATGATGGAGGCTGCGGAAAGTTGGAGGAACCAGTATTACGGGGTGGTGGCTGAAAAGACCTCTCCTTGGGCTGGGTGTTTTAACCTTGACATAAGAATGACCCCCAAGATACAGGATGCTGTCGTCGCCCAGACCGAGGAAGCGTTTGACGATACTGACCCACACTGGGCGGTTGGACCTTCCACCACCGAAACAGTCCTTGATATACGGGAGAAACAAGAACACATCCTTGACTATTATCACGATTCCGAGATGATGAATACCGAGGATATCGAAGCTATACGGCACGATGCTTTCCTTCTTGGGGTCGGGTGGGAAGCAATGTTGTTTGACCGAAAAATTGAACGGGTCAGGGATTACAAGGTTTATAATTCGCTTGACCAGTTTGTCACTGACTTTCCAGATGATTTCCAGAATTATCCGAAATACATCCAAGACTTAGGCGAAGGCAAGGAAGTAAAAGTAATCGTTGAATACAACTTTGAAGTCAGGCGTTCCCCCCGCAGGAAACACGTTGAGTTCGAAGACGCTATCGTTCCCTTGAGTGCGAAAGGAGTAGATGGGGTAAACGCAACTGATATCCGTGGAAGAAGAATATGGATGAAGTATGACGAGATTACCAATCTCGAAGAAAACGGAGATTATATCAAAGGTGCTTCCGAACGCCTGAAATACAAGCCAGAACTCGGAAAGAACAATGAACTTCTTTTAGAACCTGAATTTGAAACAAAAGAATTTGAAACATTTGAGATTATCTATGACCTCAACTTGATGATTGGAGGGAAGAAGCAGAAGGTCAGGACTATGTGGAATATTGAAAAAGAACATAAGGTCTGCCTTCGTGCGATACGCTATCCCTACAACCACAATCGTAGTTATTTAATCCCCCACTGCATAAAATTTACTCAGCCAGGACTTTACCAGGATGGTCTCGGCAAAATGCTTCAAGACTTGCACATCGCTGCAAATGCCACCATCAACCACATACTGGATAGTTCGGTTCTGGCTAATTCACTTTCATTAAAGGCAAGAGAAGGTTCAGATGCAGCCCGTCGTATTATGGAACACAGGTGGTATCCAGGTTCGGTTCTTGAACTACAGAATATGGATGACGCACAACAGTTTGAGTTCTCAACTCCAAACTTGAGTTCCCTCGTTTCTATGTTCAGCATTATTGAACGTTTTTCACAGGATGTTTCAGGGATAGTCAATTACCAGTTAGGGATGGAAAGCAGTGAAGACCCTTCAGCCCCAGCGTCAAAGACGATGGCATTGATGCGTAAGGCTGAAATTAAATTGAGGCGTTACATAAAGAACCTAAAGCGTTCGGAAGACGAAGCGGGTTATCAAGCTCTACGCCTCATTTACCAATTTATTGACGCTTCAAGATTGTCGCAGATTTTAGGAGAAGATATTGAAGCGACCAAGAAATTCCTCCAACCGCCTTTGAGGGTATTGACTCAGGCTGCTGGATTCGCCATAGAGAAGATTTTTGCCAAACAGGACAACATCCAATTTGCCCAGATGCTTATGCAAGGAGAACCGTTGGTAGCGATGGATGCTGAACGCAGGGTAAAACTTTGGAAGATAGTGGCTAAAGATTTTGGAAGCAACTGGGACAAGAAGATAGTCGGCATTGTTCCTACACCTGAAGAAATACAAGCACAAAGGGAAAAGATGGAGCAGGAGAAGAATCAGAAAAAAACTGAAGTTATACAACAGGTAGCACGGCAGGCATTACAACAAGGTGCAAGCCCTGAAGAGGCAAAACAAGTAGCTTTGGATGCAGGGAAGAAGTGGGATACTTTACAGAGTCAAAAACCACCCACCCCTTATTCACATCCTACACAGCAACAGCAATTACCAGTTGGTCAATCTTTACCAACAGGAGGTAAGTAGGTGCAGAATCCTTTCCGTAAACCTGATGTTACTACGATTGAATTGAAGGAAGCTGAGAATATTGTTAAGGCTAACTTGCAGGAATTAAGAAGGATAGCGAATGACTTGTTACTCGACAACCGCTATCGCAAGTTTTCAGAAACCGTCAGAAACGCTGAGAGGAATACTCTTGATTTGCTTTTTAGATACAAAGAAAGCGACCCATACAAATATAAGTCAAAGGTAGATGAGTTCTTAATTGAGTTACGGGTTTACAAGACTATTTTAAATTCGGTTAAGGATTTAAGTATCAGCAAACCCGTAAGCAACCCAGATTTCACACAGCAGTATAAACAAGAAATGGCTCAGGTAATTGAAAAGCTATGATGATTATAACCCATTCCCGTAAGGACTTAGTAAAAAAACAAAAGGCATGTATCGATTATGTCAGTAGGGGGATACAGAATGGGAAAAGTTCTACCGACCCGAAATTACAGGAAGCAGTGCAGGACTTGCAACGCTGGTCGCAGGATACCAAGATTTATAAAAATGAAAATTCCAAAGGGTTGAGGCATATCGCCACATTCGAGGGAAAGGATAAAAATGGCAAGCCACAGACCCGATAGATTTTACGGAACCCTGACCGTCAGAACAGGGAAGGCGGTTGTCCCCTAAAATGGACTCGGTAAACGGAGGTTGAAATGGCACGTTCTTTAAAAGAGTTTGAGTATGAACAGGGTGCTCCAAGTTCCACAGAAATCATCACCCCCTCGGCTGCGGGTGAACCAGCTGTAAAAGAGGATGTGGTAATTATTGGAGGAAAAGAAAGACCGTTAAAGAATTACGAAGCGGAGTTGCGAAGGAAAGCGGACGAGGAAAAAGAACGCTACAAGCAAGAGCTTGAGCAAAAAATAGCCTCACAGCAACCGCCACAACAAACGCAACAAAGTTGGTATGATATGGTTCAGCAGAGAGCGGAACAGGAAATGGCTATGACTGGCAAGGCAGTCCCTTTACAGACTATCCTTGAGGTCGCCAATTCATTGTATGAGCGTAATGTGTCTAAGACACTTACTACCCGTGATTCTGCTGATAAGGAAGTGCGTAATTTCAAGCGGTCAATCAAAAAAGACCCTGACTTCAATGATTTGGAGGATGATTTTGACTCCCTGGTTGAACAGTTAAGACCAGAGCAGATAAACTCCCCGACCCTTGAAGTAATCCTTAACTCCGTCAGGGGCAAGCGGGTCAACGAGCTTGTCAAGAAAGCGGAGGAAAAGGGAAAGGAAATGGCATTGAAGGACACTCAGATTCTTGGTGCTCCGACGGAAACAGTTTCCTCAGGAACACCGCCAAAGACCTCCCTCACCGCTGAACAACGGAGCGAGATTGTCCGTATGAACAGCGAGAATACAATGGAGTGGACAGAGCAGGAATATTTGAATGCTCTGATTAAAAAACAAAATCGTTTCAAAGCTGCGGGTGCTAAGAATATCCCGCAGTTGATGAACGATACAATGATAAAATAAGGATAGACACAAATGGCAAGACCAGTCACTTATGGTCAAGCGTTTGGTGGACGTTCAATAGTCCAGATTCCTGTTGATGCAAGTATTTCTTTCAGACATGAGGGTGGAAGATGGGTAACACTCGCCGCCACTCGTTATGCAAGAATAGCATCCAATAATGTCAATGACCTTGTTGGTTGGGCAGAAACAACGGGAACCTGGTCGTCATCCGCTACCGCTGGAGCTGATGTAATAGCTGTCAACGTAGCTTATGACGCAGTATATGAAATGCCAATCGTTTCGGCAACTACCGAATCTACTTGCAAAGGTTTAATTGGAAAGCAAAGTGATTTGGAGCAACTTTCTGACATTCAGTATGTCAATGCCGATGCCTCTGCGATAGGGAACATTCTTATCGTAGGGTATAAGTATTATGGTTCAGCGGTTGGTGAACAGTCATTACTGGTAATGAAAAATGCTCGTAATGCTTCTTCAACGGGTGCTTCTTAATAGGAGGATTTAACCAATGGCTACAAGAGCTAGTTTTGTAAAAGCGATGGTTAAAGACTCTTATGAGTGGGCAATCGAAAGTTATGAGCAAGTCCCCACTGTCTTTGACCAGATATTCGCTACAGAATCATCCGATTCGGCGTATGAACAATATACGTCAGCAATCGGACCAGGTGCGATTACCGAAATTGCTGAAGGTGTTTCCATACCAAGACAATCAGCACAAGAAGGATATACTGTCTATTGCTCAAATAAGAAATATCCTACCGAATTGCCTCTTACCAATGAGGCGATTGATGACAATACCAAGGTAGCTAATTTCTTAAAGGCGTGGGCAGGTGGTCTTGGTGAATCAATCAGGAACAAACAGGAAGAGACACACGCTAATGTATTTACCAAGGGTGGGTTTACCTCTGGTGATGCAACTACATTCAGCCAGTCAATTCCTGGTGTTCTTGCCCCCAGCTATGGTAATTTAACCTATGATGGGAAACCATTCTTTGCATTAAGTGGTAACAATCACCCAGCGAAGAACGGTGCAACGTATTACAACTCCATAGCCACTTTACCTTTGTCTGGTGCTAACCTGGAAACCATAAGCAAGATTATAAGCGTTACTAACGCTTTTAATGAAGCTGGTATGGAAATTCAGATTATGCCAGATACTTTGCTCGTCCAGTATGGGTCGGCAAATTATTACAAGGCGAAGAGGATATTGGAATCAATGGCTGATGTTGATGCCGCACAATCAGGTGTAACAAACGTGTGGAAAGGGTCGCTTTCCCTTATCGGTTGGAGGTTCTTGACCAATGCTGACGCATGGTTCGTCGGATGCCGTAGCAAAGGGTTAATTTCCTTAAATCGTATGCCTTTGAAGATTGATTACTACGAAGACCAGAACACTGACTCCCAAATCGTAAGGTCAAGAGCCAGATGGGGTCGAGCAGTAAGAAACTTCAGGTATTGGGCTGCGGCTGGATTAGCAACTTCTTAATAAGAGAACTGGAGAAAATATGGCTTTTGTGTTTGCACGAGACCCCTCAATGAAGTTAGGGGTCGCACGGGTGCACAATAATCCTATGATTCAGCTCGTTTCCAGCACTCTTATTACTGCAGGGACTAAAATACTCGGCGTCGGAATCGCAAATCTTTCTGCTGCTGCAAGCTATGTTCATCTTTGCGATGAAGCTGCTGCTACGGGTAATATTTCTATTACCTCGTATTTTGCCCTCGGAGTTGCTGCAAGCGATACTGTGTATCAGGATTTACCTGCACCGTATGTTTGCGTAAGTGGAACTTCAGTGAAAATGAATACGTCTAATATGACGACATTCATTTTCTATGAAGCGTAAAATGGAGAGGGCGGGGCTAATAACCCCGCCTTTCCACTATGGAATCTAAACGGCAGGGAAGATGCCAGAAATGCAACACCACATTAGTTCCCCTCTATGAGTTTGATGGAAGATTGCTTTGTAAGGTATTTTTGTGTTATGAGGAGGAAGTAGAAAAGTCAACCGAAAAACACATCAGGGATGAGGAGAAGCTGACGGAATACAGGAGTCTTGTGGCAGGAACCAAGTGTATTCCTCCTTCTGAATAAAAAATGTTGTTTTGGAAAAAAGTTATACCTAAGCCCAATCAAACTACCGTAGTTTCGATACCAGAAACTAAACCAGCAGAAAATAATATCCCGCCAATAGAATTGAAATCTATCATTGAAGATGAAAATGACAAGGAAGATTTTACAACTATCGACGTGAATCTTGCCTTTTCCTTACAGGATAAATTTACTGTCAAAGCAGTATACTTTGACAAACACAATAATGGATTCAAGACCTTTGTTTTCAATGCCACCAATAAAGAAATCGAGAACTATTTAAAGGAGGTAAAATGTTAGGTAATACTCATTTGCTGGGTAGTTGGACAACTATTAATGGTTCAGGTGCTACGTTTATAAAATCTACAGACGCAATAGACCTTCGCCATTGTGATACGACAAAATTAGGGTTATATGTAAAAGTGCATAGTTATGCACTTGCCTGTGCTTCTCCATCTCATTTATTTTGGTATGAGTCGAGTCTGTATCCTGATGGACCATTTACAATACCTGGAGGAACGAATAGCATAATATTAACAGGGGCAACGGCATCGGCAACATATGTTTACAATTTAAGTGCTAATTATATGCCTTACGTAAGATTATGTTCTGTTAATGTAAGTGCAACACCATCAACATACTTGACGGCGGGAATATTTTACCAAGACGATTATACAGGATAGATGTTACTCAAAGAACGTTACGAAAAAACACCTGTCGCTGGGGCAGTCCAGTGGAACACATATTCGGATATCCGTGGGGAGATGACACAGCTATCCGTCAATCCTTCAACATCAACAACCACCTATGATGTATGGATTACGGATGATGTGGGAAGCGTAATTTACAAGCGTGAAAATGTCAGGGGAACTTTCGTTGATGATAGCAAGATTGCTTTATATGGATATTACACCATTAACATTACCAACACCTCCACGAGTTTGTATTCATTCACCACCACGCTATTGTGGAATGAAAGAGTGAGGGCATAATGAATTTAGGACAATTATGTATCTGGGCAGAAACACTGGTTCCTGAAGCCGATGAAACTGTCCTGCCAAGCATATCAACTACGCAGTTATGCAAGAGGGATATTTTTAATCAGGCAACAACTGAGTTCACAGCGATAACAAAATGTTTACCCAAAGATATAAAAGTAGATGTCCGACCTGGAATCCAATCCTATTCAATGAGTTCAATAACTTCTGATTTCTCCGATTTGCGTGAAGAAGGTATTTGGCATTACAGGGGAAATACACAGTGGTGGAGAGTGGTTCCCAAAACAATGCGTGAATTAGACCAAGAGATTCCGTTTTGGAGAATACAATCAGCAAGTGATTTGGTAATGCATTACTGGCGTGACGGAGATGTGGTAGGTTTTTATTATTGCCCTTCAACTGCCGTGACTAAAGGTCTGTGGTTCTATTATTATGCCCAACCCCAGGCTATGCACTCTATGACTGACTTTCCTTTTGTTGGTAGCGGGACTGAGGATGCAAGGTTGGCGAATTATGATAATGTTCTTCTTGATTATTACAAGGCAAAGACATTGGGTATCCTTGGATATAAGACTGATGAGTCAAATTTGATGACAGGTTTTTATCAGAAATGCATAGCTTCCAGACAGATAATGCAATCACGTAGGGACTTGGCACAAAGTTCAAAAGCAAGGGTAAATACAAACATGAAATACAACCCTTTCAGAAAAAATAGATGAGCAACCCAAAAACTGTCCTTTATATTGTAAATGATTTCAAGACCATGGACCAGAAGACAGAACGAAATTCGCTGCCTAAAGATACTTCATATTATTCTGGAAACCTTCGGTATGACACTTTTTACCATGCAATTTCAAAAAGACTTTCCCGTTCAAAATATAATGCAGCTTCAATAACCACCCAACAAATCCCATTCATTTACAGATATTACAAGAATTCTACCAATTCAGTTGCGTTGATTACGGGAACCTCAAGCGTATTGAAAGTAGGATATGATGCCTTAGGGACATTCTCTGATATAAAGACAGGGTTAGTTTCAAATACTTGGGATGCCCTTACCTACAAAAACCTGTGTTACCTAGTTAATGGCGAGGATAGCAACCTTGTTTTTAATCTCTCAACACAAACTTTGGCGGTAGAGGTCATGGGAGTTGCTTCGGCAACTGCACCAAGTGGGGTTGCATCACAAGCAACGGGAAACCTCTCAGGAACACTTTATTGGGCGGTATCTTATCAGCTTGATGGTTATCAGGAAGGGAGTATCGGACCATCCTCAACAGGAGTTGTCTGCACCGCTTCCCAATGCACTCTTACTATCCCCACCTCAACCAATACTAGATGCACGGGTAGATATATTTACAGGACAAAATCAAATACTACCACGATGTATCGGATGGCAACGATAGCGAATAACTCGATAACTACCTATGTGGACAATATTGCGGATTCTTCGTTAGATACGTTAATTACATCACCAATTGATTACGGAGCACCATCTTCCTATCGATACGGATGCTTGCACAAAGAGAGAGTTTATTTGGCTTGGAACAAGACCTATAATTCAATGGTCATATTCTCTGACATAAGAAACGGTATTTCCTATCCTGATGTATTTCCATCACAAAACTATCTTAATATAGCAAGGGATGACGGCGATGAAATAACATTCATAAAAAATGACCACATAAACCAGTTGATAGTTGCAAAAAAGAATTCCATACGAATCATTAACACAACTACTAATGCCCCAGAAACTTGGGGAATAACCGAACCGTTCTCAAACCAAGGTTGTATCGCTCCTTATTCGGCAGCAGTCACCCCTATAGGGATAATTTACTTGACGAGATACGGTGAAAACAAGAAAAGGCTTGTTCTTTGGACGGGCAGTGAGGTAAGGATAATCTCTGAACTTGAAGGGATAGTGAACATACTTTCCGATATCCCTGAAACAATGCTTGAACTTGTAAGGGGTCATTACCACAATGGATTTTATTACCTTGCCTATAGAGACCCTATCGCTGGAGGTTCTTTTAACAACAGGGTTATGGTAATAGATATTTTTAGGAATTGGGCTACGGCAATAGATAAGAAGAATATTGCTTCTTTTTGTTCATGGAATGGCGGTAATGACTTCGGCGAGTTATATAGTGCTACTGCTGATGGGACAGGAACCATACACAGAGAAGATGTAAATTCCTATGACTTTATGATACGTTATCTTTCAGAACTTAACCAGGGAACTAACAGTTTTACTCAGACTTCAGGAACTGAAAATTACCCAAGCTTGGGACTTCTTGGGACGGTATCGGGTGCTGGCGGGCAAACATGGTCAACTGCAACCATTTGGTCAAATTATACTGGTGCGTTTGATACATGGTGGCTTAACGGGGAATGGGTTGATACGGTCAGAGAAATATCAGCAAAGATATTATCGGGTTTAGTATGGAATAAAGTTGAAACTGGAAATACTGTTGTAGTTTTATACATACGAGTTGGAGATACGATAGCTGAATGTCAGACAGCCGCATGGAATGGTCCTTATCTCTCCAATTCTGGTTCAGATATTTCATCGGTAACCGCTAAGAAATATATCCAGATTAAAGCAAAACTTTTCACAAAATATGTCGGGAATTATAATGAAGTATATATGACAAGGGACGGAACCGAAGATTATAATTATGTAATAAAATTATCTACTAACTCTGGAACTCCAGAAGAAACAACCATAGAGTTTGACTGGCAGTCGGGAAGGATAGACCTCGGGGATATGAACGAAGTCTATAAAAGGCTGCGTAAAAGGCTCCGTTCAGTAAAAATTGAATATGAGAGAGATTCAACCGCAGTTGGAGCATTTGATTTTATGTGGTATAACGATTCAGCAACCTCCCCCACTGGTCAATTCAATCACAGCTATTCTACAAGTGAACTCGATGTTATTTATAATTTTCCTCTCGATAAAAGTTATTTTATGGATTTCATCTACCGTATTTACTCAAACTATGATGTCGGAGATTTAGAGATTAAAAGGATAATTTTTACAATCAGCACTGAACCGTATTATGTAAAAAGATAAAGGAGGCACTATGGGTTTCTGGACGCCATCAAATCCAGCATTGAACGAATCCCTCGCTACTTCACAAGGACTTCTTCAGAGCAATTTTTTTATGATACAAGGAGTCTTGGGAAGTTCAACCTTATCGGCTGGTATTACATGGGCACAGGGTGATGTTCCTTATGCTTCTGGTGTCCAATTTGTAAAAAATTTAGCCAAGGTATCTGCTTCGTCGATGCTTACCAATTATGGGACTACTAATAATCCTTCATGGGTTCCTATAGCAAATGCCTTCACGAATACAACCCTTACGGCAACTGTCAGTGGGACTTTAATCTTGGCGAACAACATCTCTGGGGCATTTACAGGGATAATCTCATCAAGTGCAAAAATACTTGGTTCCTGGGTAGACAAATCTGCTAGTTATGGAGCACAACAGGCGGTAAGTGATGGATTTGTTTTAGTAATTAGCGGTGGGGGGACCAACCAGGACATTTCTGCCTATAGTGATTCTGCTGCTGACCCTACTACAAAGCGTGGTTGGATAAGATATTTTAATGCAGGTGAAAGTAATAATGCCAGCACTATCACAATGCCCGTTAAAAAGAATGACTATTGGAAGGTTGTCCTTGATGCTGGTAGTGCAATCACGGTATATTGGATACCACTTGGGAACTAGATGCTCTGGATAACATTGCTCGTTCTCATAACTTACTTACAATCGCTTTTCAACGGGTTCATCAGCGACGACATCACCATCAACAACCAACTAAAGACGATAAATTACCCGTTGCTGACGCCTAAGACTTTGGAGGTCTTCACTCACTTTTTTGATTGCCTTGAGTGGAGATACCTGAAGGAGAACAAGTTCGGGCATCACCTGATAAGCACCATAATTTTCGCTGTTCTATCCTGTTCTTTCTATTTTGTGGCAAAGAAATACATCCCCGAACCTGTGGCATTTTTGGCTGCACTGATATTCGTGGTGCATCCATGTAACAACCAAGTAGGGGCATGGGCAAGCTCAAAATGGTGGGCAGTTTCTTGCACCGTAGCTTTGTGGGGGTTGTATTTTAACAACCCGATACTTTACTTGTTCTCGGTATTCTTCAGCCCAGTGACGGTTCCTTTCATATTGTTTTATAAGATAAACTGGGCGTTCAAGATTATAGCGGTAATCATAGCGTTGTTCATATTGAAGAAGGAACTGAAGGACAAGGTTACAATGAACAATTTTGAGGGGGAATTCAAGGGGGAAAACCTAAAAATTTACCCAAGGAAGTTAGTAGTTATGGTCAAAAGCTTTGCTTATTACTTCGGTCTTGCCCTTTTTCCTGTTAAAATGGGGTGGTTCCACGAGATTGGCGAGCCGATTGATGATAAACTGAAGAAAATGAACCTCCATTTCTGGTTAAGCGTAGGTTTAATCGCTACAATTCTGTTTTTTGTCAAGGCAAAGGCGTTTTTAGGGATGTTTATGTTCATTCTTTTCATCGCCCCCTTCTCAAACTTTCTGACCTTTGCCCTTTTCACCTCTGAAAGATATATGACCCCTGCTATAATGGGTTGGGCAATATTCTGTGCCTATGTGCTTGTAAGTTACCCAGTTGCGGGTGCAGCTCTAATAACTCTTTACTTCGCAAGAACCCAGTTGCAGTTATGGTCTTTCAAGAGTGATTTCCACTTGGCTATGTCAAGTTTGATTAATTTTGATAATAGCGGGTATGCTTTAACTAACTTCGCCAACATACTCCTTGCGATTGGCAGACCTTCCGCTGCGTATGACCTGTTAAGGCACACGGAAAGCAAATTGCCTGGATTTCCTACTACTTATTGGGTTCTTTATACTATGTATAGGGCAGTTGATGTATTGAACAATGCTGATGAGGCATATATCAACCTTGAGAAGGCTGTAAGATACGGAAAGCACTCCCATTGGAGAAGTGAACTCGATAACTTCAAGAAGATGATATTAATCGATAGAATCGCTAAATTTAAGGCAAAATATGTTAAATAATATACGTGTCTTGCCAAGTCTTAACGCCCAGGAAAATTCAGCTTTACAACTTATTGGAAAGCTTGCATTGGGGATGGTTCCTGAAGTGGCTACTAATTCAGCCACCATTACAAGGGACACCCTCCCTCCCCTTTATTGCCAATTATATAAAAATGACGCCGACACTGCGTTATATTTTAATATCAACAATTCAATATGTTATTTGGGATTTAATGGGACTATGGGATTAAACGCTTCATCTGGGGACACGATTTATTATATCAATGGAAGTTGGGTATGCCATCCACCCTCAAGAATATATGATGCCGACCAGGATACGAAAGTAGACACCGAGGAATCTCCTGATGAGGATGTTATACGTATGGATTGTGCGGGGACTGAAATCGTAACAGCCAATAATGACCAGTTTGCGGTGAACACAGGGATTAAACTCGGTCTTGAGGGTAAACTAGGGGACACTTACATGAAATTCAATACTCCTACGAGTTACCTTGAGATGTGGGTTGACGGGATAAAAAGGGTGGAAATGTGATAGTCAGTCAGACATTATATCCTACTTATTCAATCGGGACTTTTGATGTCCTGACTATGAATAAGAGTATCACTGCAACAGCTTCGAACACTATCCCTTCATTCAATTTTACCTCTGTTGACCAAACCGTCAACAACATAAATACCTCGTTCTTTTTCACCGTAATCACCATGAACAAGTCGGGGATGATTACTGTAACTCCTTCCTGTTCTTGGAATCAAGCAGTATCATTGATACATAACCAGACTCTTGACTGTGATATTGCCAGTGTCGTTATTGCCGAGATAGGCAAGCCATTCATATTCTCCGAGAAGGACAATGACGAACCAATAGTTACTTATGACAGGGATGCTTCGCTTCCTATAGTTTTCTATAGTAGAAGTTACGGGTTCGACAAGTTTATACACAACAGATTAAAGATTATTTCAAGTATGAACAGATATACTAGGGCAGGAAACGAATCATTGATAAACCCTATAAGGAATATACAGGCGATAAATATGAACAAGTCGGCTCCGACAGTTTATTCTATGTCGGCTGCCTTTAACACATCGGTATTCTAATGGAAAATTTAAGTCTTAAATTGCAGTATGATATCGTAAAGGACAATAAGTTAATTTATAAATCTGATATAGAAGAATGCCACAGTTTTGTAAAGGCATGGTTAATTTATCTTACTTATGCAATAGGAGGAGCATATAGTTTTAATCTAAAGGATACTGGAAATGTAACCCGTAGTGGAACAGGTGATGTTGATAATCGAATGAAGGTTGCAATATCTGCTGGAGACGTAAGTCAAGGAATAGTGGCAGGAATTGGAACAAATGCGGTAACTTTAGATGATTATGCTCTACAGACTATAATAGGTCATGGGGCGGGAGCAGGTCAATTGCAGTATTCTGATTGCTCTGTAGGTGCACCTGGTTACACGGCAAGCACCATAACTGAAACCATAACAAGAGTATTTACTAATGCTTCTGGAGGAACAATTACCATAAAAGAAATTGGTATATATGGATTTTCTAATCGTGCTTATTGCATCGCTAGAGATTTGGTAGATATAGAGCTTTTTAATGGTGCCCAATTAACTCTTAATTATATCTTAGAGGTTAGCATATGAGAGATAATTTTCAGGCGTATTATAGCTATCAAATAAGTGAAGGAGATAAGATAATAAAAAAAGGAAGAAAGAAAAGTCATAGCTTTGTAGAAGGTATGGCTCATGCATTTTCACATTTTCTTGCTCTAACATATAATTTTTCCTCTACTGATACAGGAGGAACTGTAAGGAGTTATAGTGGATATGGGGGATATGGTGCTGGTATTACAGATGGAACTTACGGGATTCTGATTGGAACTGGAAGTAATTCGGAATCAATAAGTGACTATAAACTCCAAAGCCAAACAGGTCATGGGACTACATCTAACTTTGTATATTATAATGCTTGCACCATAGGAGCTGCTGCTGCAACTCCAAGCGATATAAGCGTAAGGGTGGCAAGGACATTCACTAACCAATCTGGTGTAACTAAAACTATAGAAGAAATAGGGCTAGCTAGTCGGCATAGCACGGGATATAAATTTCTGCATATCCGTGATTTGACTGGGGGAATTACGGTAAATAACGGGCAGACACTAACCATAAACTATGATTTTATAACTATGCTATGAATCTTTTTTATAAGCTTACTTTTTTAGACGATAAATACAAGATAATAAGGGAAACTGTCCCAATCCAGTCAAAAAGCTTCCTGAAAGGTTTTGTATGGTGCTTAAATTCGGCATTTACATCTGCTAAGGCTACAAGTGCAATACAGGATACACAAGGGAATATAGATACGCCAATTTCTGGTTATCAATGGTCATTCCATCCAGGAGGAGACTCTCAATATTTATTCTCGTCTTCTAGCTATTTAAAAACAGATGAAGTGGGAATAGTGGTAGGAACAGGTAATACCCCGATTACCGTAGACGACTATAAATTAGCATCGCAAATATATCATGGTTCTACTTCAGGAAAATTTGAATATCTTAGTTGTGCGATAACTAATTTGGTAGTTTCTGGTGCTGCATATTCATTTGATTTACAAAGGATATTCCTTAATTCAAGTGGGGGTTCAATAGACATAGCAGAGATAGGAATATATTCAAGAATTTATTTATCTCCAAGTGGAAATTCTAATTTTATGATAATTAGGGATATCGTTTCTGCAGCGGAAACCGTAACTGATGGAGTTTATATCAAGGCAACTTATACATTCCAGATAACATGAAAGTATATTATAACCTTAAAGTTTTCGGTGATGGGAAGTTAAAGAGGAAAACAAGGAAATACAGGAGTAGGAGTTTTTTAAAGCCGTTCCTTTATATTTTTGGCAATTCTGTAGGAGGAATATCTAATGTCTGTTCAGATATTGGTGGAAGTTCAAGGAATACGAATGGGATTATAAAAGTCAGTTATCCTGGGCTTCTTAGTTATGTTAACCCAGATAATGTGGGCATACAAATAGGGACAGGGAATACTGCCGTGACTCTTACCGATTATAAATTGCAGACCGCAGTTCTTCATGGGGCATCTGCTAATAAAATGCTGAAACACGGGACTTATACAAGGAATTTTATCACGGGAGCGACTACTTCCTCTTTTGATATTGAGTGCATGTTCTTAAACTCAAGTGGTGGAAGTATCACAGTTAAAGAAACTGGGATATATGGATATGACAATAATTTGTATTATTTTTGTGTATTAAGGGATGTTTTGGCTTCAACAGTCCAGGTAGATGATAATGAATATTTACTAGTAACTTACACAATACAGGTTGCAGTATGAGCCAGATATTCAAGATTTGGAATACATATATTTCTCCCGCAAGCGACGAACAGCTTGACTTGGGTTCGGGGGCTTTGCACTGGAAGGACTTATATTTAAGTGGTATTGCTTATCTTGACAATGTAACTATGGGGGGCAATTTAGACCTCAACGATTTCTCCATAGAATCAATAGGATATTTATACGGGATTTCCAGTGATGATTATATCCGAATGAGCCAATTAGGAAGGTTAATCATCAATATGACGGGAATCGGCACTCCCTATTTAGACCCCGACATAGACATCACTGGGTCAGTCTATTTTGACGATGACATTGGTTTAGCCATTGACAAAAAGATAATGTTCGGAGATGAGGAGTCCTATATCCTGAGTGATGACACCGACCACCTTGATGTGACTTCTACTAATATAGATTTGAATGGAAAGGTAAATTTTACGGGAAGCACTAACTTAATGTTCTCTGAAGGGGATTTGGTGAGTTATGACGAGGAGGTAGTTTTTTATGCCTAAAGAAAGTCAGGTGAACCTTGCCTAATTTAAAAGAGAAGGCTATTACTCTGCTCAACTCTACTAATGTATCTTTGGCTGCTGACGCTGATACTGTCCTTTACACAGTCCCTACAGGAAAAAGGTGTATCCTGACTAACGGGATACTTGTGGTAGGGGCAGATGCAGGGACTAGCATGATAAGCATAGGGCAGAACAGCTCGGAAACTGACTTCGCCCCTTATAATATGTTAGCTGCGATAAACGCTGCCTATGACACCGCTATCATAATGCCTGTCCCTAATACAAGCACCACCTTGACTAAATCATATCCAGCGGGGACAGTGATAGAAGCCAGGGTCAGTTCTAACGCAGGCGGGGCAGCAAACACACTCTTTTTATACGGGATGATTTACTGATGAGATACCATATCGAGCGACTACCCTACGAACAGCTTGAGGAACTTGAAGAAGTCGCTACCCTTGCGGGTATGACTGAGCCTATTGATTACAACTGCGATTTCTTCGTGGCACGGAACGGGAGTTCAAAGATTTATGGGTTCGCTGGGGTGAACCTGAACATGCCCTTATACCCCCAGTTTGAGCATATTGTCATACACCCCCAAGTCCAGAAGTCAAGGTTAGCCATGATTCTTATGACTGCTGTAGAGGATTTCCTTAAGAAAAACAAATACAGCGTCTATGTATGTTACATACTGAACACGATGAACTGGATGCAGGAGTATGCCGTCAAGTTTGGATTTTCTTCCTATTCCCATGATGATGAAGGTGTTTGGTTTGTCAAGAACTTAAACAAAAAAGGAGTGACCTAAAATGTGCGGTGGTAAGGAAAAACAGCCTGAAGTTTCGTGGAGTCAATCTCCTGAATATGCAAAACAACAGGAATTGTTCACGAAATACCAAGAACCCTATATGGCGAGCCAGTATAATTTGTATCAGGATGTTTTTGAACCACAGGCGAGGTCATTAGGGCAGAAACTTGGGAACCAACTCAACCAACCACTTTCTCTCCCCGATGATATTTGGAACAGCCTTTGGCAGAAGGGCAGGGAGAATGTCGGTGCTGAATATGGGAATATTAGGCAATCAGCAAGCGAGAGGGCTGCAGGGTCGGGAATGTTAGGTCAGGGTCCAACTGAAAAATACTTCCAGAACCTTGATTTGTCTCAAGCTAAATCAATGGAATCCCTTGCAGCGGATATGGCAATACAGGAATGGATGGAAAAGAAAACTTCCCAACAGCAGGCAATACAGAATTCCATGGGTTATCAGGGTATGCAACCATCATTCAACTTACAGATGCCTACGAGCCAACAGGTAGTGAGTCAAGATGAAGGATATGGTGGATTATTAGGTGGTTTAGGAGGAGTGGGAGGTGCATTACTTGGTGCATGGATGGGTGGTCCTGCGGGAGCAGCAGTTGGTTATTCGGCAGGTAGTTCACTAGGTCAAGGGATAGGGGGATAATAATGCCGATTCCTATTAGTTATCCGATACAACAACAATCGCCCTTGGATTTGGCAAGCATCCAGCAGCGACAGCAAGCACTTAAACAGCAGCAGCAACAACAGATGATGGCTAATATAATGGCTGTTGCTGAAGTTATGCAAAAACAAAAACAGCTTAAACTAGAAGAGCAGAAATTAAATCCCACTCCCCAGACTGCTGCTACCCAGATATTAGCAAATCCTATGGCAATGATGGTAGCAGGTTCAGACCCTGATTTTAGTAAAAGACTTACTGATATGCTTAACGCTAAGACTTGGGATGATTATATGTCAAGTCAACTAAATAGTAAAGAGGGAATATCAACTGAACCTAAAAGTATAAATATACCTGCTATGCAGCCAGCAGAACAACAAACAACTAGTCCAATACAGAATTTTCCGCAATTAGGTTCTCTTGAAGATGTTTTTGCTCAGATGAGACAACCTGGTGGTATGCCTATGAGTTTTAAGGGTGGGACTTTTAAAGGTATGCAGTTTGGTGCCGACCCTATGGCACAGGAATATATGAAGCGTAAGTTTGAAGTAGCTACTGAAAATCTTAAGGCTGAGTCTAAAAGAAAGCAGTCTGCTGAAGCTACAATGAGCGGGACAGCAAGATTTACAAAACAATTTGGCAGGTCATATAATGAATTGAAGACTATGTTCCCAGATATCGGGGAAATAGGTTATACTGGATGGATGACTAGGAAAGGTGCACAGATAGCGAACTATTTTGACCAGTTGCCAGAAACAAAGGCGTTTACTGTCAGACTGAAGCCTATAGCTAACCAGATGGCTCGTGATGTTGAAGGCGGGAGAATAACTGACCAGGACAGGCAGATTTATGCCGATAGTTTTGTTAATGCCTTGAAAAACCCATCTGAAACTAATATCAGGCTTGCTTCAGAAGCTTTACTTGACCTGAGGGACAAGGGCGGTGATATTAGCAAAGTTGTCAATGAACTGGCAACTTCTGAAGTAGATATTATACAAAAGATTGTTCTCCAGGTTTTAGAATCGTCTCCTGACTGGGAGGTTTCAAATGAGTGAAGTGATAACTTTTAAAAATAAGAAGACAGGAGAAACTATTACTTTAGACAAAAAAGTAGTTTCTCCCGCACCTGTGAAAAATAAATCTGCTACTATCGCAGAGGATATAAAAAGTAGGGGGACTATACAAGGTCAGATAGGTTCTAATCTATTTGCTCAAAGTCCTCTAAGGAAAGGTGTAGGGGCTTTACAGACTATAGGTGCACCATTACCAATGATAGAAGCTGGAATTGCTAATCCTGCTTTGGCTATGCAATCTGGTAATTTCAATCCAATAGATTTAGGGAAAGAGGCTATTGCAGGTTTCACAGGTCAAAAGCTAGGTCAATATGGTGATGTGTTCAGAGGAGCTAATTTTCCTGAGCCAGTTGCTGCTTCATTAGGGCTTGTATTGGCGTCATCACCATTAAAAGCACTGAATATGGCAAATAAAGCATTTGGGAAAATATCAAAGATGTCTGATAAGGGTATTCTGCGTGCAGGAGATTCTTTACTTAGTGCAGTCAAGAATGCTACAACCGAAACAGGCACTAAGCTAGAAGAAGCATATAAAGTTGTCAATGATGTAACTGTGAATCCTGTTGTTTTCAATAGTCTTTTGAAAAGAATGCCTAAACCTTTACTTGAGGAATTTGAAAATACCATAGGAAAAAGTATTTTTGCAAACCCTACAGTTGGCAACTTAAGAAAAGTAAAGCAGATAGTAGGCAAATATAAACCTTCAATTTTTGGTAGGGAAGAAAGAGGTATGAGCGAGAATATAGAAGGAGAGAAATTAAATCAGCTCTATGGTAATATAAAGATGTTTATTGATACTGTAGTAACAAGCAAGAAGGGTGGTTCCGTAGCACAAAGGTTGTCAAAAGCTGATGATGCTTTTACGGAAGTTGCTAATGCCTCTGATTATATACAGAAGACTATTACTGACCCTACTTTGCATTTAGCTACCAAAGGCGGGGCTATGGCTAAGAAGTTAGCTTTAGAAGGTGATGTTTCAGGCAGAAAAGCTCTTAATATATTGAAAAGCTCAGGGGCGAGGAAGGCAATAAATAAGGCGTTGAGTGACTTAGAGTCCTTCAATAAATGGCAGTTTGTAGGTAAACTCGCAGAGCATGCAGCAGGTGCAGCAACATTTGGTGGAGCTATTGGTGGGGCAGGTGGTTATATTGGAAGTAAGATGTATAATAGGAATTTAGAATAATGGCAGGCGAAAAAGACTTATCTTTGAATCTTCCAGCAAACCTTATTGATGCTCTTATCCAGCAGGAAAGTGGCTGGAATGCTAATGCCTATAATCAACAATCTGGAGCTACTGGTTTAGGACAAATTACACTACCTGCTTTACAGGAATTTAATCAATATAATAATTCTCAGTATTCAATGAATGATATGTATGATGCCCAGAGTAATCAGAGAGTAGCTTACTGGTATCTGATGGATAGAATACCGAGAATGCTGAAAGCATATAAAATACCAATTACTCTGGACAATGTCTTATGGGCTTATAACGCAGGGATAGGGAATGTCAAGAAGAACAGGATGCCTAAGGAAACAATAAATTACATAAAGAAAGTCAAGGACAACCTTTCATTATTCGGGGGTGAAGCATTTTCAGGTTCATACAGCAACTCAAATGGGCAGGGGAACGCAGGGCAGAGGTAAGGCGGGTAGGTAATGTTTCTGCCGACAGGATTATCAAGCGAAGGAGTAAGCTCTACCAGGAGTTCCTTGACCTTGAGAAACGCAAGAATGACTTCAGAGACCACAAGGTCAGGTTAGAGGAACTTGACTGGATTATAGGCGGGTGCAAATGAGCTACAAAGACCTCCAGGTAAATAACAGACCAGTAATACCTATTGATGGGAATCTTTGGGGGACTATCATCTTTGACCCCGACGAGGGCAGCCCTTCATACATAGGGTTACATACTTCACGCTCAGCTGCTTATTCTTCAAATGACTGGAGAATATTAAGACTTTTCCGAGGGACAGGAAGCATTACCCAGATTCACACCGAACACGGGTCTTGGAGTGCAAGGAGCTTGATATTTTAGACTTCCATTTTGACATTTTTAGCGGGCAGTTCCTAATGATTTTCAGGGATACCATACAGGCAGCTGGACCGTATGTCCCTCCGAATACTGGTATGCCTATGGGGTTGTTGCTATTATTAACTTACCCTGCACCACCTTAAAGGAGTTTTATGTCAGTCTATATATCGTCAGGAACAAACACGCCAGTAGCAACCGATTCTACTGCGTTAAGTGCTGCACAATACCAGATAATCAAGATAGCTGACGGCTCCCAGTTTTCCGATGCTATGGTTTCTGCCTCTTCCCTTTACGGGCTTCAGGTAGATGTGTCTCGGATGCCTTCAGTTGCCTTGGTCGCTGGTACTAATGTCTCTGCCACCTTGACAGGGATATCCTCCGTTGCCCCCACGACACATAGCGTCACCTCAATGATTTACAACACGCCTTCGGTAGCCCCTACCACGCATAGCGTGACCTCGATGATTTATAATACCCCCTCTGTAGCTATAGCAGGAGGGGCTAACATATCAGCCACCTTAATAGGAAGCCCTTCGGTTACCATATACGGAATTCCTTCCGTAGCGACTTTCGGTGGCGGGACTTCGGGGATTATGTCCTTGTCAGGATTACCTTCAGTCACTTTGTTCGGAATCCCTTCCGTAGCTACTATGGGTGGAGGAAATGTATCCTTAACTGGTTCTCCTTCCGTAACTTTGGTCGGAATATCTTCAGTAGCTTTAATGGCTGCTGCCGAAGTCCACGCTGAACAACTTGGTGCTTGGAATGTATCATTATCAGGTTTGCCTTCGGTAACTATCTTTGGGACTCCAAGCGTTGCCATACTTGGAAACATCACCACAAGTCCCAATGTCTCACTTACTGGTTCACCAAGCGTAACTCTCTTTGGGATACCTTCTGTCGCTATCTTAGGGACTATAAATACTTCCCCTAATGTTTCCTTGACTGGTAGCCCATCGGTTACGCTTTTTGGAACTCCCTCAGTAGCAATCTTAGGGACTATAAACACAGGAAACTCTTCAGTAAGCCAGTTAGGCAACTGGAATGTCACCGCAACCCAACTTGGTATCTGGAATGTATCTGCCACCTTTATCGGGATTCCCTCGGTTGCCACTATGGGTGGAGGAACGGGAATTACTTCGCTCTCTGGGCTTCCTTCGGTTACTCTTTACGGCACTCCGAGTGTGGCAGTTCTTGGTGGAGGGGGAAATACTTCAGCTTCCCAGATAGGAATATGGAATGTCTCGTCTTCCCAGATAGGAAATTATAATGTTTCCGCTTCCCAGATAGGCACTTTCAATGTAACTTCTACAATCTTAGGAACTCCTTCAGTTGCGGTTACTGGCGGTGTGGGAGTATCGGCTGCCATAACAGGAATGGGTCTTTCTTCTGTCGCCCTTTGGGGATTGACTTCAGTTTCACTGGTTAATCCTGTCAATGCTACTATATCGCAACTTCCTGCTGGAGCTTGGAATACCTCATTAAGTGGAAGTCCTTCCGTTACTCTCGTAGGGACATCAAGCGTAGCTGCTGTTGCAGGATTACAGGTAAACTCCTCAGCAAGGCAGACTGGTGCCTGGTCTATGACTTTAATGGGCAGTTCTGCAAATATAGGTTCGGTAGCAACTACCTATATGGGGACACAAAGTGTATCTTTGTTAGGTAGCTCCGCTTACATAGGTTCTGTTACCGCTATGGCAATGGGGACTTACTCCGTAGGGGCTACAGGAATAGTCTCAATATCTGGCTCGCCTTCAGTAACACTTGTCGGAATTTCTTCAGTCGCTCCCACAACTCATAGTGTAACTGCTATGCTTTACAGTTCCCCATCAGTAGCTATTACTGGTGGAGGTAGCCATAATGTTACTGCTACCCAGTTGGGAATTTGGAATGTCTCAGCGACTTTTATAGGTATCCCCTCTGTCGCTACAATGGGGGGTGGTACAGGGATAACTTCCCTTTCTGGTTCTCCGAGTGTTACCTTGTTCGGAATTCCTTCTGTAGCTATCATGGGAGAGGTAGCAGCAAGTCCTAATGTTTCCCTCACAGGTTTGCCTTCAGTTACACTATTCGGTATACCGTCAGTAGCTATCTTAGGTTCAATCACCACTATGTTGGGGAATATTAATGCCTCAGCTTACCAGGTAGGAGCGTGGAATACTTCATTGAGCGGTTCTCCTAGTGTAACACTATTCGGTATTCCCTCAGTAGCCATTGTAACCCCTATCAATGCTTCAGTAGGGCAGATAGGTGCTTGGAATATCTCTCTATCTGGAAGTCCTTCAGTTACTTTAGTGGGCACTTCAAGCGTTGCTATGATGGGAGGAGTGAATGTTTCGGGGTCAGTCTCCGCTTCTCAAATCGGAGGTTGGAATGTTTCATTAAGCGGTTCACCGTCAGTTACTTTGGTAGGGATTTCATCTGTTGCTATGGTGGCTAATCCTTCAGTTACGGTAGGGGCGTTATACGGAACTCCGAGTGTAGCCCCGACTACCCACTCCGTTACAGCGATGATTTACAATACTCCTTCTATTGCTATTACCGCTACTGCTTCAGTCGCTTCCTTGAGAAAATCACTTTTGACCACTAATACGGTGACTGCTCCTGTAGTTCTCTGGTCTAATGCTGCCACCACAAAATGGTGTCTAACAGCCCTGGCTATTTCAGTAAATAATACCTGCACGGTGAGTCTATATGACGGGATAGCTTCAATGGCTACATTCTGGTTTATGCCATACGGAGGAATGACCCAGGAATTTGACATACCCTTGAAATCGGGAGGGATAGGCTCAAATATAATGATAACGGCGATAGGGACGGCTTCAACAGGATTTCTTGCCGTCGGTTATGAAACTACATAAAAGGAGGATATATGTCATTACAGGATACTATCTATGCTCTGATAAAAGATGAAATCGCAAAAGACCCCCAGAAAATAGGTTATGCAGGGAAAACTGATGATGAGATAGCCGTTCTCTTGAATACAAACCCAGTCAGGATAAGCAGTATGGCTAATATTGATGTCCCCCCGATAAGTAGGATATTGCAGGGGGTTCCGATGGCTCCAAATCTGGTTACAAAAGACGAAGTTATAAGTGCTCAATCAATAATATAAGGAGGAAAATATGTCAGTTTGCACAGTATCATATGGGACAATAGCTTCGGTGGCAATCACTTTGACTTCGTTAGCGGCTAAGGCGGGAAGGGAAAGTGCAGTAATAGATAATACTACCAATAAGGCGACGGACGCTATGCTACAGGCGGTATTTTATACGGGGACTCCGAGTTCGGATAGTTGCGTATATGTCTATTTCGGAGGGTCAATGGACGGGGTTCACTATGAGACTCCTTTAACTGGGGCTGACGCTGCGTGTAATGTCCCCTCAAACTCAACCTTGCGTGGACCTTGGGTGATACCGACCCCTTCTAATAACTTTTCAACCTATTCGGCTACCACTTTTGTGAGCAACTTTTTCGGCGGGACTTTGCCCCCGAAGTGGAGTTTTCTAGTTAATAACGAAATGAATGTTTCTATGGCAGATACAGCGAATACTTCTTGGGCATATCTGCCTATCTGGATGAGTGCAAGCTAAAATGGCTGATGTCTTCACGATAAAGAAAAACTGGAACAAAAAACCCATCGTTGGTTCCCAAATCAACTGGGGGAATCCTCTCTCTCAAGGTCTTGTGGGTTGTTGGCTGATGAACG